TACAGGGAAACCTTTATCTACCATCATTTGTGCCAATGGGTCTTTATTATCAGCACGAACCGTTCGGATATAATATAGTGCATAACGAGGATGAATCCCTGACGCTGAATCAACCAACTGTGATACCGTTCCAGACGGTTTTACACAGGTGATAGCAGTTGCTGGGTTGATTCCCAACTTCTCTGCCCATTCTTCGTTCACCACTATAGCACGTTCCTTGAGTGCATTCAACCATTGTTTCAGTTTTTCTTCACCCTCAGAACCGTTCATAACAGGATTATCCATAATACCAGTTAATGAGACTCCAAGTAAACGTTCTTCCTCACAATTCTTTCTCCAAATGGAAGATAGGTATCGGAATTTTGTCAGCGTTGATTGGAAAGTACCTAGAATTGTTGCCAATTCCATTTTATCCATCAAGGTTTCAAGTGTGTCATCAGGTCTAACGACCAGTTCTGTAAGGTTACAGAATGACTTACTTCTCAAGATGATTTCTGAACAAGGGTTACAACCAAATTCAGTATATCCCAAGGCGGCACGGCGTTCTGGTTGTTGTTTGATTGCGGCGGCTCTATTAAAGATACCACGCTCTCCTGACTTGGATGTGTAAAGTGCTTTCCACTCATCCATAAAGATACCAATATCTGGTTTCTCTGTATAACAAACAGAGTTGTTTGCCAGTTGTCTTTGTGCGTCAGCCAACCACCACTGACCAGACTTTGCGACTCTCATACGTTGATCTGTCAAGTTTGACAGCGAAATGAGTGCTGATCGTCGAACACCACCAACAACTACAATGTCAGCGATTTTACACATAAGGTCATGACACTCAATAGAGTTAAGTTTACGACCTTGTGCATTGGTGAACATTGCGATAGTAAACCTGAACAGGTCTACCAATGGTTCTGGTCCACTAGCACGACCACCGAATGTTTTCAGTTTAGCGCCAGCGAGTCTTACCTTTGAAATATCCCACTTTGGTATCATTCCTTGATATAACAAGGATATCAGTTGACGATATGAGGATGCCCAACCGATCTTAGAATCAGACACCACAATAGTAGTGTCTGTCTGGTGAAACTCTTCTGAAATTTCAGGTAGTTCATTTATATATTGACGTTCTACTGAGAATCCAAGACCAGTACCACACATAAGAATATACATTGTTTCATCAAATACTCTGGGGTGGTCAACAGCGACATAGGAACAGTTGTAGCCTGAAACATGGTCACGATCTAGGGCTTTCCCTGCGGTCATCATACTTCTCATAGAAGGCATTACTTTGGTATTCGTTATTGCTTCACGAATCCTTTCTTTTACTTCCATAAACTCCGGTCTTTCGGTAGACCAATATTCAACTAGACGATCAATGGTTTCTTCCCATTCTTCTCGTCTTTTCTTTTTCTCATCCCAACGAGCATATCGACTCTTGTGGATGAATTTTGAATATTCGGGTGTATCTAGTTGTTCTAACGACATTTAATCCTCCAAAAAATGGCACTACTCCACACGGAATAGTGCCATTTCATTATTTTCTACGATTGATTTTGCGTGATACACGTGCAATTTTATTCTTGGCACGTCTTTTTGCGACACGTGAGGCGAGTGTAGGTTTTGTATACCCTGCTCTCCACCCGTTAGGTTGATGTGCAAATCCTAATTTATACAATCTCTCAGGGTTAATATCCAAGAGTTTCTGGACTTGTTGATTGGACATGTATTTCCATTTGTTCTTGATTGCTTCAATATCATCATCTTTGAGTTCATCGGTTTCTGGGTCATTAATTGCCTTTGCAATTTCCCTTTTCGATTGCTCTGAATGATAGTCTTTGATTTCTTGAATCTTATATCCGTCTATACGTACCATTATCGTACTCCTGTTGAGTTGAATGCACCCTCACCCCTTTCTGTCTCATCCAATTCATCTACTTCAATGAATTCGGCTTGAAACACAGGACAAAGCACACCTTGAGCTATCCGCTCTCCACACTCTATTTCCACAATTTCATCAGAGAGGTTATAAACCAATACTCCGATTTCTCCACGATACCCACTATCGACTGTTCCCGGTGAATTGGCGACATTAAATCCACGCTTCAACGGGGAACCTGAACGGGTTCTCACCTGTAGTTCTGTGCCTATGGGTATTGCGACTTTTATTCCTGTTGGGATTGCTACTGTTGATTGGGGGGCTACTTGATACCCACCTGCATCATTCATTGCGGCACGTAGGTCGAATCCTGAATCACCCTCTTTCTCATACTTGAGTTCGGCAATTCCGTCATCACCACCACAGAATGTTGGTAGATAAATGATTTTTACTGGCACCTTGTTTGCTTCTGGTAGAAAGAATTGCTCCATCATGTCATAAGCCAAACCACCTACTTCTTGAAACATTGCTACATATTGTTCTTTATTCATACATATTTCTCCTTAATATACCAGATATGGTATTCACAGTTTAAAAAATTAGGGGTCGTTTAAGACCCCCAATCAGTGTCGGGTGATGTATTTATCTAAACAAATACGCCAGCGACATAAAGCTCGTAATGCGGTGTCCATACTACTTCTACGGAATCACCTTGGATTTCCTCAATCAATGCCATGTCATCCCAATCTTGCTGTGCTTTCAATGCATCACCAAATGAGTTGAAAATCTCTGGAAGTGACTGATTCCAATCCTTATTTACGACTTTGAACGTTCCCTTGTAATTATCCATTATGATAATCCTTTTCGGTTAGGGGTTAGGGTTGAACTTCATCTTACAATACCAAAAATACTCTGGTTTGTAAACTTAGTACACTGACATTATCTTGTTTTCCACGTTTGTGAAATTTTCCATATAATCTGGCCATTTATACTTCTGGAAAAACGGTAATATCTCAGTTAAATCAGGCTTTTGATACTCATCATAATCACGGATAATACGGCGTTTGATTTCAGGTGGTACACGGGCAAAATCCATCAGGTTACGATTGAACTCATAACGTTCTCTTAGATCATTATCGGTCAACCATTGCTCCCAACCACCTGAGTGTGCCAATACCTTCTCAAACGCTTTCTCACCAAATCCCGGCTTTCTCTTACCGTCAGGCCAATCCAATGGTGTCTTCACGTTGAAAATATTATCCTTTGCTTGCCCTTTCATACACTCTTCTACCAGAAACAGTTCCGGGTTAGGATGATCAACGTGGGTCTTCTTTAACGGATTGTAAATTTTAACATTCTTACGACTCAACTGCAAGAAATCTTTATCATTAGATATAATATAGAAATCCTGTGGTTTGTCAAGACACAATACACCGATAACATCATCGGCTTCGGTATCTTTACATTGTATCATTTTGAAGGGGAAATGATCACGGATTTCGGAAAGAAAACCCTCATACATATCATAATAACCCTCCCAACCACCAATGGATTCAAAGTTGAGTTTATCTCTAGCATCTTTTCTGTGGGATTTGTATTTGGTCCAATAGAGTTTACGCCAAGAACGGCGGTCATCCATAGCAAGGACTACTTCATTGACTCCCTGAACTTTATACAGGGATTTGTATATAGCGTCAAAGACACGGAACTTGAACAGTTCCGTGTCCATTGATACTACTTTCTTTTTATCAGACGAACTAAACTTTAAAACGTCAGGTCCGAATAGATTCCTCATAGCGAGGTTGTTAATGTCAAAACATATTGTTGTTGGTTTCAAATTGCTTTCTCCATACAAGATTTTTATATTACTTTACCTTATATGATATGTTTTGTAAACTACTTGATTTTTCTAACGTACTTATTCCCTTTAGTGTCGGTAGTCCGAACATAAAAAGGTCTATTATATTTCGTTCCTGCCATATATTTCTGTGCCGCAGAGTCTTTCTTCCAACGTAAACGTCTACGTCCATCTTGCATATTCTGATTGAACTCATCCTGACCAACATCAAAACATGGAAATTCGTCTTTCCCTTGCTTTACAATATCGTCTGCCCGAACATCAGTTACATCCGTTTCGTATCCCGGAATCGATGCCTCTGTTCCTGCCTCAACATTTGCCTCAGCACCTTGTTGTCCGCCCATCGTCACATTATCAGGTTTGTGGTTATCACCACTGTTACCCATAAATTCACCCATTTTGTTCCTCCTGTTGTTTCTTCTGTTTTATACAGTGATCTATTATTTTATCTATCCTATCCTCTCGTAATACCTTGGAAGGATGCTTGAACCTTACTTCTTTGATTGTTCTGAAAATCTTCTTACACAGTTCCCGATCAAAGGGTACTTCCTCTTCATTTATATAGTCGGTTTGACCCTTTGAAATAATAATCCTTGTGCCACCACCATCACCATCAGCAGTTATAGAATCTTTCATTCTCTTATACTTGATACGGGTTGTTGTTTCCATATCCAAAAACGCTCTATAAGCATAGGTTTTCAAACCTACTTTATCCATCTTAGATATAAATTCTTTGAATCTGTCATTATCTGGGTGCATTTCTTCATCACGTACCATATCAAGAAGATACGCTATCACCAAATCTGCAAATTCATCAGGATGTACATTAACTATAGACATTATATTACCTTAAATTCATCATTATTTTCAATCAACATATCCAATTGCCTATACAGAAGGCGAACTCTACCTGTCTGCTTCTCATAAACCAAACGTTCTTTGGAAGTTCCTTTATTTTGAAGAAGCCTTATAATAGCGTCAAAGTCTTTTGTGAAGACGATTGTATCAGGGTCACTTAAATCAACCATCTTTGAAGTTATGCTTATATAAGTCGCAAGTGTGTCGAAGAACTCATCTTTCGTCATCTTTGTCATAATGTTTTTATATCCTCTGGGGAAACTGTAGCAAGAAATTCTTCCAGATCAAAGAAATGACATGTAGGTAGGTCAACATCTTCACCCCATGTCAGAGTGATTGATTGAAGTTCTCTCAGCTTATCGTTCAATACAGTTACACCAATTAAAGCATTGTATTGTTTCTTCTTGTATATTAACATAGGAAGTTTTGATGCACGATCTGCGTCACCACAAGACTGTATCCAAAACGCCTTTACTTCATCATTCTTTACACCTTTCAGGTGCTTGTGAAAACTGCTAGTCGGGTATCCGGTCTTACATTCAATACTAAACTTGTCAGTGAGGAAAGCACCTTCGGGGCGCAAGCACATTATATCACCTGACAACTCCTTGTTTTCCTCAGAGATTGTAGCAATAGCGCCTGAACCCGGCATTCTCCACCAGACATAAGGTTTTTCTGTTCCTGTTAACCATTTGGTCATTAACTTGGCAACATCACGTTCCCAAGTGCTCCCCTTACCCTTTCCTTTCGCCACAAGTTACCTCATATTACAATTAAATTATCTTCCTATTGACGTTAAATTTTTAACCTCAGAACTATCAATAGTTATATTACTTCTCATTCTAGGCCATTCAACAGGGAACTTTTTCTTTAAGATTTTTTCTGCTTTCTTTCTCGCATCTTCACGCGAACTAGCAGTTACAGTAATTTTTTCATATTGGCCTTGTTGAATACCATACTCAGCGGTAACATAAAAAGTTTCCTCATTCAAATGTCTTGCAACAATCTCATCTATCATAATTATACCTCAAATAAGTCGTTATCTTTCTCAAAATGATCTACATCCAGTAATTCTTTTGTTCTTGTCTCTCTGATCGCCAGTGATATCAACTCATTCAAAGTCATATTATCACTTTCCTGATCTATACGTTCTAACTCATCTTCAAACTCCATCGTGTCATCATCATAAATCGTCCACCAATCTCTTCTTGGGTTCATATGTGAAATCCTCCGCAGATTCCACTATGAC